ACCTCAATTTCCTAAAAGGGCAACCGGTACCAATACAAAGCATGGGGTCAATACCGTGGAACGTGTGATGCTTCTCATACCATGTTACCGTGGAGACATGAAAACAAGGACCGCAGTCTCGTTGATGGAGAACATGGTTTCCCTCACATCTCTCGGTTATGCGGTGAAAATATCGCATAAAGACGGATGTTGTTTCCCATGCGAGGCGCGCAATCAGCTTATCGATACTTTCTTGACGAGCGATTGCGATACCGCCATGTTCATTGATGACGATATTTCATTCCCGGCGAATGCGATATCCTTGATATTGGCAAGCGATAACGAGATTGTTGGTGGGGCCTATCCGATAAAATCGGAAATGCAGCAATATCCTATGCAGATTGCATTATCCCCTACCGATGGCGCCCCGATAAGATGTAAGGATCTCATCGGATGTAAATATCTCCCGACAGGCTTTATGAAAATCAAGAAATCGGTATTCAAGAAGCTAGCCGAGAAATATCCGGATAATGTTCACAATGGGAAAACATCGTTTTTTAGGGAATATTATTGGCCTGGATTCCACGGTGAAGACCTTTATTTCTGCCGATTATGCCGAGATGCGGGTATTGATATCTGGTTATATCCCGATATCGATTTCGGCCACTGCGGTGAAAAATGGTACACCGGGAATTTCTCAAAACATACGAAGGGGGACTGATGTCATATCCGAAATGGGTGCAAGTTGAGGGACAATCCGGAACGACAGCATGGTGCAAAGAGGACGAGGACAGATATTATTCGAGTTTTCATGTCGGAAATGTGATTTCCACCGAAAACGAGGTGAGGAAAAAGAGGGCATATCACAGGAAGATGAAAGAGGAATAAGATGTCTACCCCACTGGACATTATAAAGGCCGCTAGGAAGTTGCTCAATCTCGAAGGGACCGGAGAAACCCCATGCTCCGAGGATTCCGCAGAGGGATTCACCATGTTGAACGATCTGATTGACAACTGGAATCTTCAAGGGTGGATTCACTATTACACGTTGACAGAAACGTTCACAATGACAGCCAATCAGTACATTTACGCCATTGGCCCAGGCCAGTCTTTCAATACCACTTTACCGGTGAAGATAACTAATGTCGTCACACGACTTACCGCGCAGTCGATTCCGATAGATTATCCTTGCATGCTCATCGAAAGCGAACAATACTGGCGCGACATCGTGAATAAACTGGCGACGACATACTACCCGCAGTATTGCCTTTTCACAAGAACGTATCCATATGGGGAATTGAGATTCTTCCCGGTTCCCACGCAGCCTCTCACTTGTGTACTTTCCCAATGGAAACAGATTTCCAGGTTTATAACTCATTCCGAAACCATCACATTACCACCCGGTTATGAACTGGCATTGAAATTCAATCTTGCCGTTCTGATAGCACCGATGAATGGAAGGGCCGTAAATAAAGGGGATTTCGTATATGACGAAGCGGAAAGGTTGCTTGCGACTATAAAGCGTGTCAATCAAAGAACGGTTTATTTACAGCCTGAATCGTTCATGATTCAAAAGGGACGATACTCGATTTATTCGGATTCGACGAGGTAACATGATTTTTGATGGCTTCATATCCGGAATGTATACGCATAGATCGCGCGCGGTTGATTTGCAGGAATGTGTCAACTGGTATCCGAAGTAGTTGATCCGAATTCGAAGAATTCAATGATTCTCGCGCCGACCCCGGGAACCGTACTATTCACCACGGCCGGCACACAAACATCTCGCGGAATCTATACATCAAGCGGTGGAAGCGTCTTCTATGTAAACGGCAAAAGCCTATTTGAAATTCTTTTTAACGGTACTCATTATAATCATGGGTCGCTTCGAACTCATGATACAATGGTGAGTATGGCCGATAACGGAAACCAACTCATTATCGTCGATGGGACATACGGATACATTCTCGATCTCGCGACAAAGGTATTTTCTTTAATAACCTCATCCGGATTCCCGAGTAATTGCACACATGTTCAGTTCCTCAATGGTCGATTCGTGGCCAATAATTCGCAGATTTTCCAGTATAATTTATCGTGGTCCGATTTGTATGACGGATTTACATGGAATGGATTGAGTGTCGCATCGACAGAGTACCTTGCAGACAAATTGGTTGCAATATCGAAGGCCAATAATCAGCTATGGTTATTCGGCGAACGAACGACGGAAGTGTTTTGGGATACCGGGGATGCAGATCAGCCATTCCAACGTATCCAGGGGGCTGCATTCGACAATGGAACCGCGGCCCCATATAGCCCGGCATCGACAGGTAATATTGTTTTTTGGATTGGAAGCAATACAGCAGGAAATGGAATCATATGGAGAGCAAGCGGATACCAACCTGAACGAATCAGTAACCACGCCATTGAGTATCTGTTGCAATCGTTCGAAAAAGTGTCTGATGCGATCGGGTATTGTTACCAACAAGAAGGCCATGTTTTTTATGTCCTAACCTTTCCGACCGCCAATAGGACACTCGTCTATGATTTGACAACTGAAATGTGGCATGAACGGTCGAACTACAATAACCTCGGAGAACGGGATGACGCGCACATAGGCAACTGCGCATGTTTCGCATACAACAGAACATTGGTCGGGAGTCGAGTCGATGGCAATGTTTATTATTATGATAAAGCAACGTATACCGACAACGGAAATACCATCCGCAGAATAAGAACCGCCCCCCATGTTCATAATGAAAACAAGAGGGTTTTTTACAAGTCGTTTGAACTCGATGTCGAGAAAGGGCGTGGCCTAACCGAAGGACAAGGTTCGGTTCCCGATATCGTACTTCAGTATTCGAACGACGGTGGATTTACCTGGAATCCAGAATTGTGGAAATCTGCCGGGAGGATTGGGATTTATAAGCCGCGCGTCAAATGGTTCAACCTCGGCCATGCACGGGATAGAGTTTTCCGTGTAATTTATACCGACCCTGTACCATGCCATCTGATAAATGCATGGATTGATGTGGAGAGTGAGAGATGAAAATATTCCCTCCACCGATAAAGAATCCTATTGTCACGGCACGAAATTTTGTCGAAACCGTATGGTCGAACTGGTTCGAATCGGTGAAAAGCCACACACACGACACATTGACAAGTGATGCCAATGAGATATTTTTACCGAATGGATGGAAATTGGTTCTTGGAGATAGTTCAAAACGATGGTATCGGTGGAATGGTATTACTTGGGTAGATATGGGGGCATGATATGGACATGAGCGCAATCAGCGGAATGATAGGCGGCATGGGCGGCGGTGGTGGAGGTGGCGGCGGAGGCAATTGGGGAGCCGGCCTCGCAATTGGTGGAATGGCCGAACAGGATATCGCAAGTTTTATCGCCCCAGGTATCATATCAAAAAAATTGAGAGAAGCGAACAAACAGGCCAGAGAGCAAATAAATAAGAGTTACACCACATCTGATTATCTCCTTGGCAAGGGTTATCAAGAAGCCAGGGGCGATATTACAGAAGGCCGTGAATCGGCAATAGGCGCACTTGGCACCGGGTATGAACAGGCGATCGCCGCTCAACAACCATATGCCGAAGCCGGTATGGAAGGATTGGCGACACTTGCACAGCTTGGGCGTGAAGGAGGATTCCAATTCGGACCCGATTTCGACTATACCCAAGATCCAGGTTATCAGGCAAGGTTGCAAGAAGGAATTAATGTCATCGAAAGCGGTGCTGCGGCAAGAGGGGGGCTTCTTTCCGGAGGCATGCTAAAGGCCGCGCAACGGTATGGCCAGGAATTTGCATCAAATGAATATTCGAATGCATACAACAGGGCTTACAATGCGGCCAGAGATAGATATAATACCCGCCTCGGCCTCGGGCAGGCTATGGCCGGCATAGGTCAACAAGCTGCTGGAAATATTTCCGGGTATAGGGCTGCTGGTGGAACCGGTGCCGCAGAATTGTACGGAACGACCGGTCAAACTCTCGGCGGAATGGCATATAATTTAGGCACCAAACGAAGTTCCGCAGAAACAGAACGAGGCCAGACTATTGCCGATTTGCTCATAGATCGTGGGGATATCAATGCAGGTGAATGGAAGGGTTACGGAAATGCTGCAATGCAGCAAGGCCAGCATTTACAACAAATAGGAGCCGGGAAACTCGGATCGAAATGAGGAAACCATGAATGCACCAGATTTATCGTTGATGTCTCTTGATCGCGTACCGGATAGTACTCCGGCGTATTTTGCCATGGGGCAGCAAATGCGCAAGGCGCGGATGGAAGACGAATCCATAGCGCAACAAAAACAACGAATGGCCATCGCAAAAGTAGTGTTCGCCAATGGTATCGATGAGAATTCGATAAATCAGTATGGTCAACTCACCGGAGACGTTGATGCCACCCAAGGTATGCTTGCAAAATATCGTGCCGAACAGAAAACCAAGCAGGAAATAACCAACCTGAAAGACACCCATGAAAAATCAATCATGGATCATTCAAGGCTTCAGGACGATCTTGTAAATCAATCATATGGTACCGCCTCGGCAATTTTGAGTGGAATCGACTGGAATGATACCTCTCCGGAAGGACTTCAAAAGCGCAATCTGACATGGCAATACTTTAAACAGGTTGCTCCACACCTTGCCGAATACGATCAAGATAATAATCTGACACGGGGAATTAAGATTCCGGATGCCCCCGATGCTAATATTGCAGCACATATTATCAACAGGGGAAAAGATCTTAAAATGCAGATGGATGAGAGAAAGCAGAAATTCGATGAATATTATAAAGAAAAAGAATCAAAATTAGCACTTGCCAAATTAGAAGAGGATAAACGCCATAATATTGCCATGGAATCTAAAGCTACCCCTGAAGCGGAAGGGATAGATCCTACAACACTAAAGCCATATACTGAATCTCAATCAAAAAATGCCAAATATGCAATATCAATGGGGCGCAGTATACGTAATATGGACAAGTTGATATCAAGAGGTTTTAATGAGGCAGATATTGTAAATCAAGTGGTTAATGTATTTAGAAAGAAAAAACAAATATCGAGAATAGAATTTTTGAA